AGCCAGTGGGTTTGGCGCAACAGTTTGCGGAACAACCGTACTGCCGATAACGTCACCGAACCGCACTTCCGTTGCGGATAGAGCCCTAGAAAGCGTCATTTCCAAAGCGGTCGGCACGATGATGTCCATGGCGCCGTTGAGCAATACCGGCTCACCAGTATTGGGGTCCACAATATCATCAAAGAGCAATACAGCGGCTTCGATATCGGTGAAATCGACGAATGCTGTAGAGGCTGACAGGTTGTCCCAGTCGTGGTCTCCTGAGCTGTCGCCATACGTGTCGATACCGGTAGCACCGTTTCGCGAATAGAGGTTGTTGGTGCTCAATCCGAAGAACGTATCAAGCCCCTGCTTCTCCATTGTGATACCCATACTCTCGGCTGCGGCGTTTGCGCGTCGCATCAACAGGCCGCCCGTCTTGTCCTCCCATGTCGCCTCTTCGGTCACATCAATACGGAAACCATCCTTCGGCTTACGTGGAATCGTGATGTATTCCTCGCTCAGCGTGACGGGTGGATATGTCTCGCCTTCACCGACTTCCTCGGCGCGGTCGCCAATCATCGAGATGCCTGGCACCAGTTCCGGACCTTGCGTAGTTGCTGGTTCTGTGTCGACGAGCTGCAAAGCAAAGAAATCGGGAGACTGTAAGGCGTCCAAGACGGTTGTATACGTCACCTGACCAATGATGCCGCTAAACGCTGACGTATCTACGTTATCGCCAGCCTCTCGCATCAGCGAACCAGACGGCCGATAGCCAGGCTTGAAGCTCTCGAGCATCTCGCGGCCATTTGGCACCAAGCCTTCGTACAAAGTGGACAGGGCAAGGTATTCGGGTTTAATCTCACCATTTCGAAGCAACTTGTGAATTCCTTCGTGGAATTTTTCCACACCCCTACGCGCGCCGAATTGCTTCTTGTGGGATGTGAGCTGCCGGGCGGCTCCGCGGCACTCGTCTATGGTATGGAGCATTGTGTCGTCCTTCTGCGTTTCGCGTGCGTTCCGGTTAACGTCGACGAATTGGTTGGTTTCCTATCGCTTCTGCCATGCCGTGAAATAGTCCACTTCCAAAGCTTCAGCAGCCGCGCTTCCGTTTTTGATGCCGACCACGGCATGCATTTCGGCCATTCCCGAAAGCAGTTTCGTGTGTTTGATTGCTGGCGTCCTGGGGTTCGCCCCATTGCCACGCATTTGCTGGAAGTCCACCCCACCAGTAGGATCAATCGCGTAGATGATCTCGAACGTGGTAGAGTTGACGGGCATCAGCAGAATCGCCAAGGTAGTCCACGTCTCGTCAGCGTGGGCGTGTTGTGTGGCTTCTTTCGTTTGGACAGTGGCATTCGACGATGCAACATGCCAAAGCGTTGCGTTCGTACCTGTTCCACCACCGACTTTGTAGATCAAGGCACCATCAAACGACGTCGCTGGCCCTGCGTCTGCGTCAACCATTAAATCGGTCGTGACCAAGTCGGATACGCCGAACACCACATTCATTTCGTCCGTGGCCGCCTCGGTGAGTTTGATGCGTGTTTCGAGCCATATTGGTTTATTGGCTGCGATTAGAAATATTTCATTGGTCGTCGCTACATTAGTTGCGTCCTCGATTGTGCCGTCACCCGAGAGAGTTACGACTCCGCCAGCCTTATCACCGTCGACGGCAGTGCCTCCTGTGTCGATCACAGTTGTCCATAACTCAGTGCTCGTGTAGTTCAGGAAGTCGTCAAAAAAGCCGAACGCCTTCTTTTGGTTGTAGACAAAATCAGGTACTTCAATTCCCATACCAGACATGGTTCGGCTCCTGGTTAAACGGTCGGTTGTTGGTTATTTGTTTGTTTGGTTCAGTCAGATGCGAGTGCTTCGTCCCACCTCTGTCCGTAGTGGTCTTGTGCCTGATAAGGGTCGACGCCTTCATGCGCTGGTGCTGAGTGTGTCGGCCGAGGGAAGTAGTCGGGATTCGAAGCACTCAATCGCTTGATGAGGGCAGTACGTTCCGCTTCGCTCAGCTTGGCAAGCGACTCGACGAGCACTTTCTCGACCGATATGCCAGCTTCTTCGAGCAGACTGCGGCAGTCGATCTCGTTTTTGAGCGTGCGGATTTCAGCGCGCAAAACGCTTTCCGTCGTCTTTTCCTCTTCGGTAGGTGCGCTAGGTGCAGTAGGATCTGCCGGCGCTTCGCCTTCATCCTCTGCCGGCGCCGGGTTCGACACCTCTTCGTGCGTTTTGATGACCTTCTTGATGGCCGCCATTGTGGCCTCGGCATTTAGTGAATCGTCATCGAATAACGCCATAACTGCGGAGCGGAAAGCTGCCTTGACAGAATCCTCTTCGGAAGCGACCTCACCCGCATCGACGGGCAGGTCAACGGCTAGATCGGGTGCGATCGCTCCGGCTTCAATCTCCTGAAGCAAAGCTTTATGAACGTTGGACTTTGGCGTATGGGCCAAGGCCTTTCTGATATTGATTTTGCGTGCCACCGTTCGCTCCCTTTGTGATTCAAAAATGCCTTTGTTAGTTGCGGGACTGTCGACAATATCGGCGCTAACAACCTCGGTCACTTCCTCAACGATCTGCCACCCATCGTCATCGAGGTGGAATTCTCCGACTGCGTTGTGCGAGAAGCCGAGCGCCGTTGAGTAGCGCCGGCACGCGTCAACGTATGAACCGGAGTAACTGTGCTTAGGTGGAAATAGGTGATCGGCATAGATCGCGTTGTCTTGGTAAAACGGATTTTGTAGGACTCCGAAGTTCTCTTGGACCTGACGCTCGCTGTTCTCGTCGTCTGGGTCCGGGTGGTTTAACTTGACCTTCACGCCGTTGTAGAGCGGCACGGCCGCCCGCATTACGGCCTCGGGATATCGCCGGCGATTCTTGGATTCGTGGCCGAGCACCCTGACTCGCTTGATGACGCCGTTTTCCTCGTCAATCGCATCAGGAGCCAATTGCTCGAAAGTCGTCTGCTCGGTCCAAGATTCAATCGGCACAGCGGTTTCCCCAAACGCCCATTTTCTCTGGGCCATTCGGTAACAATGTCAAGGGCAGTCTGCCGAGTGGGGGGGTGCGCTAGAGGCGCGCTACGTGATGAGTTTGGCGCGCGCTAGGAGTTTTTTTCGCTATTGGCGTTAAGGTGGGTTATATGCGCACCGTTTACTGGCCGGTGACTGTGCCGATCGACTTGCCGTTGTTGTCCCGCCATACGAGCCAACACCTGCACCGCGGATGGGCTGGCGGGCCGTCTGGGAACCGATCGACCCATTCGGGACGGTGCTTGAGGTGCAGCGGTTGGCAGATTGGGCAAACTCTAGCGTCTGCCTCGGTCACCCACTGGGGAGACAGGATCGAGTCGTCCTGCTGTTCGATAACTCGAGCCCCAGATGCCTCGCCGGCGGATATAGCCCGAGTCGTCTCGGTGGCCGAGATGGATTCAACCCGATCGACGGAGAAGGTGACTTTGATCGAATCCCGAAATGCTCTATCCCTCGCCTTGGCTGCCGCCGCGGTAGTAGCTTCTGAATTGGCAGCGTCAGCAGCGAATAGCTTGGCTTGCGTAACCGACTCCTGTGATTTAGCTACGATGCTGGCCGCCAAGCCACTGGCGACGCTCCGCGCCCATTGGACGCCGGAGATCACTCGACCCAACAGCAGGAGCAAAGCCGCCAGGACGATTCCGGTCGCCGCTTGCTCGAGAAACAGCGTCCTCGCAATCTCGAACGTGGCTGAAAGATGGGTAATTAACGCCGCTTCGATGCCCTCTTGGAATGTCGTCCAGGGTACGTTGTCGCCGTTTGCCGCCTGGACTACTCTCCGCTGACGATTGAACTCTGTATTCAGGTCGCGCGTCAATTCCGATTCGCGTGTCAATCGGTCTGGGATATCGGGCATTAATAGACGATCTCCTCAAACGGGCACGTCCGTGAAGATACACCCGTAATGACCCACCAGCCAGGATATAAGCGCGCGACGAATTCCTCGATAATCGGCCAGGCTATATGGGTTGGGGAGGACCAGAATAGATATTGCCCCGACAAGTGAAATCCGACCCAGCACTCACTGACCTTTGGGCTATCACGTTTGATCTTTACCCAGACGTTAGGCACGTCATTCATGGGTAGTTTTTCCAGTAATTTGCGGCCAGGTGTTCTGGATACGGCA